GAAGAGCGAACGATTTTATAACTCAAAACCAAAAGGGAATGCCATTATTCAAATGTAAATGCTCACCAGACGACGAGATACTTATCTCAAGCGTGACGATCAAATATGTCGAGGGCGAGGGAATCGTTCACGATGCACAGTGTGAAAAGTGCTACAATTATATGAAGCTCGCATATCCAAAAGATGGAGAGTGCGCTGGCTTCACTTCTAATAATATGGGACAGCTATAAATAAAACAACATGACAGATTTACAACAAGCGATTTATGATCTCAAGCTCTTGCAATACGGATCTACAAAAACCCTCACCCCTGGAGTTCAGGCGATGATATACACACTGAGCTGTGTAGAGTCGGAGGAGCAGATACTCCAGATTTATTGCGATGTACATGGTACGTGCTACCAGGTAACGGGCAAGAGTGGCGATGTATACAGTCGAGCCCGTCCAGAGTGGCAACAGCTCAAGGAGGCGAGGATGCGAAAACAAGCGATTATTGCTCACCTTGAGAGATGGGCTGGAGATGGAGTCGAGGGCGAGGATGAGCTCAAGGAGTTTTTACAATGATGTTCACGGTGTTCACGGTGTTCACGGTATGAACAGTGTGAACGGTATGAACGGTATAATAAAAGATAAATGAGCTACTACTTCGACGAAGACGCAGCAGATAAAGCTGTATTATTTATAGAGAAATTTTGCTCTCATGTGAAGGGGGAATTAAGTGGATCTCCATTTCTCCTCGAGCAGTGGCAAAAAAACGATATCGTGCGCCCTCTGTTTGGATGGAAAGATGAGGAGACTGGATTGAGGCGTTATCGTTTCTGTTATGTAGAGATCCCTCGAAAGAACGGGAAAAGCAACCTTGCAGCTGCACTTATCCTTTATCTACTCTTCGCAGATGGAGAGCCAGGAGCAGAGCTAATTAGCGCAGCTGGAGACAGAGGACAGGCAAATATCGTTTTTAGCATAGCACAGGAGATGATAAAGAACAATAAACACCTTCGCTCTCGCTGTAAAGTGCTACGCAATACAATCGAGTACAAAAGCTCCTGGTACAAAAGTATCTCAGCTGAGGCATATACGAAGCATGGCTTGAATTGTCACGGTATCATTTTCGATGAGCTCCACACTCAACCGAATCGTGATCTCTTCGATGTTCTCACAACTTCAGTAGGCTCGAGGAGGCAACCAGTGATAATCGCGCTAACTACAGCTGGTCACGACAGGAGCTCGATTTGCTACGAGATGCACGAGTATAGCGAAGCGATACTAAATGGAACGATAGAAGACGAAACGTTTTTACCTGTACTTTACAGAGCTGATCCTGAAGACGACTGGACCAAAGAAGAGACATGGAAAAAAGCGAATCCTGGTTATGGCTCAATCTGTACAAAAGCGTATTTTGTCGATGCGGTAAAGAAAGCGAAAAGCAACCCCTCGATGATTAATAGCTTTATGCGCTTACATCTAAACATTTGGACCAGCTCAGAGAGTGCCTGGATACCTGATGAGATATTTATGAAGGGCGCAAAAGATATCCCTTTCGACAGACTCCCCCTCTTACCAGCTTACGGAGGGCTCGATTTAGCGAGTACGCAAGATTTGACGGCGTTCGCTCTCATCTTTCGAGATGACGAGAATAAGTGCTTTTATCTCCTCGTACACCAATTTGTGAACGCTGAAAAGGCACATAGTAAGAAATTAGCAGCTGGAATCGACTATTTACAGTATCAAAGGGATGGAGATATAACAGTCTCTCCTGGTAACGTAACAGACTACAGAGTCGTAAAAAACTACATTCTCGAGCAAACAGCTAAATATGACGTGCGTGAGATAGGTTTCGACCCTCGATTTAGTACTTACATAGTCGCGGAGCTCGTAGAGGACGATATCGTAATGGTCCCTATGGCTCAGAATATAACGAGCATGAACGGACCCACAAAGGAGTTTGAGATGGAAGTTATGAGGGGAAACATCATCCACGGAGGGAATAAATGCCTGAGATGGCAAATGGGGTGCGCTGTAATCTACACAGACGTAAACGAGAACAAGAGAGTTACCAAAGAACAGAAGGAAAACAAGAAAGTAGACGGAGTAATAGCGTCCATTATAGCTATGAATAGCTACGTTCAGAACACAATCGAAGGAGAAGACGAATATTTATTGGAAGTTTTCTCTCTATAAACTTGACTTTACCGATTAAATTTCGTATACTCCGCGCGCATGAGTACATTAACAGACAGAGTTAAGGCGTTATTCCGTAGGGTGGGACCATTCGACCCTAATACAATATCTTCTGAGATGGGGCTCTATCCGCTTACTAAGTCAGGAGCTACGATAAACGAGTCGAGCGCGATGGCTATAAGCACAGTTTATGCTTGCGTCTATAAAATATCCTCAACTATTGCTTCTCTAGGTTTAGAGCTTTACGAGCGTGAAGGGCGCAATATCGTACAAGCGAACGTTCACCCAGCGTATAACCTGGTTAAAGTAAAGCCTAACAATCACCAAACAGCTTACGAGTTTTGGGAGTCTATCACTGCGAGTGCTGTAATTTATGGCGTAGGGTACGCAATAATAGAGCGAGATGAGAGAGGATATGCTACTCAGTTAATCCCTGTACACTATTCAGATGTGGATCTCCGCAATGTTAAGGGCGAGAGAGTTTATAGCGTTAAAGATGTGGGGATCGTTCGACCTGAGAATATGCTCGAGATATGCAACCTCCAGCGCATGAGCCCGATTCGATTACATAGAGAGAATTTAGGACTTGCCAAGAGCGCACAAGATTTTGGAGCTGAATACTTCGGACAATCGGGTCAAATGACTGGTGTTCTCTCTTCAGAGCAACCACTTAAAAAGGAGCAGATGGATGTGATTCAAGGCTCTTGGAATAATGGAGCAGCTCAAGCTGGAACAAAATTGATGCCTTTCGGCTTCAAATATCAAAGGATCTCTATCTCTCCAGATGAGGCTCAATTCATACAGACTCGCGCCTTTCAAGCTGAAGAGATATGTAGAATATTCAACGTACCAACAGCATTGGTCCAACTCCCTTCTCAAACGACTTACAACAACGTCGAGCAGCAAAATCTCATGTTTGCTCGTCACACAATTGTACCCTGGACTCAGAGGATAGAACAAGAGATTGATAGAAAATTGATACCTTCATTCGACAGAGAAGTAGTTTTTAGCAAGTTTAAGCTGTCAGATCTACAGAGAGGAGATAGCGCAGCTCGTGCAAATTACTTCACTCAGATGTTACAGAATGGGGTTTTAAGCATAAACGAAGTAAGACAGGAGGAGCAGCTCAACCCAATCGAGGGAGGAGATATCCACACTGTACAAGTAAACCAAATCGCACTCGATAAGCTCGAAGCTTACAGCGAGACGATTTCAAAAAGCAACGACAATGGAGGATGAGAAAAGAGACGAGCTATTAACAGCAGCTCACTACTCGAAATTTGATAGCACTCTCGAAGTACGAGAGGAGAATGGAGAAATGATAATCGAAGGATACGCAGCTCTCTACAACAGCGAAACAGATTTGGGAGTATTTAGAGAGAGTATCTCTCCAGGTGCATTCGATGATGTACTAAATGACGACGTACGCGCCCTTATTAATCACGATCCCTCATTAATCCTGGGGCGTAGTTCAGCTGGTACTCTAGAGCTCTCAACGGATGAGTTCGGTTTAAAGTACAGAGTAAAACTGGGAGAGCAGCAATATGCAAAAGACCTTTATTCAAGTATTAAAAGAGGTGATATCTCGCAATCTTCGTTTGCGTTTACGATTAAAGATCAAAGCTGGAGCGAAGACAGGAGCACGCGGAAAGTTGAAAAGGTGGCTAAGTTATTGGACGTTTCGCCAGTAACATACCCAGCTTACAAAAGCGCGACAGTGGCTGCCCGAAAAGAGGAGGAGCCCAAAGAAATTAGAACAGCTGAAGTAAAAAGCAGCGAAGATGATAAGTGTATTACAGTTAAAAAAATAAAAAGAAAAAACATGGACTTAAATGACATGAAGACTCTACGTAGTAAAAATTACGAGGAGCACGTACTCTTAAACGAGAACGCAGATAATGAAGGGCGCGAGCTCACAAATGAAGAGGAGGCACGTTGTGACTACCTTGAGAGCGAGAACTTAAGACTTGACAACAAGTTAAAGCGTCGCAAAGCTCACGAAGATATGATTGCACGTCAAGCGCATTTTGCTGGTAGCTCTATCTCTGAGACTAAAGAGATGGACAAAGTAAATCGTTCTTTCTCTCTCTCGAGAGCTATTGAGGCGGTTTCTCATGGTAAAGGGTTAGAGGGTGCAGAAGCGGAGTGGGCTCAAGAGGCACGTTCTGAGATGCAGTCACGAGGCTTACAGATGAGTGGACAGATTGGTATTCCAGAGGCGGCTTTGTTTCGTGCTGGTGCAGCTGACGACTTTCAAGCTGGTTCAGGAGATGGCTCTGGCTATGTTCCAACAAATGTACCAGGTGTAATCGAGGCTCTAAGAGCTCCGACAATGATTGAGACTCTAGGCGCTACTACTATAAACGGAGCGACAGGAAACTTAAAGTTCCCTCGTGTAAGTAACAAAGCAATTGGAACAGAGGAAACTGAGGTATCAGCTTCAGCAGATTCTACTCTTGCAATGGACGAGCTCACACTCTCTCCTGTACGTGTAGCGAATAAGACTTTATTTTCAAAACAGTTAATTTTGCAAGGAGGAAATTCCGTAGATACGCTCATCGCAAGAGAGTTGGCTGCTGGTATTAACACGACTATTGACAAGGCGGCATTCGCGAAGATTGTAGCTGGCATCACTCCAGTAGCTGGAGGCGGTTCTTTAACAGCAGCTA